CCACCGACAAAAACAGCTTTGCCGTGTTGCCGGTATGATCCGAGTGTTCCTCGGCGGCTATCTCAACAGTCCCGGCGAAGTCGTCATATTCCCAGCGGCTGGGGATGGCCGGAACAATCCGGGAAAAGAGCTGGTCTGCCATCTCCTCCCCCTTGGCCCAGCAGCGCATCAGGATGGGCAGTACCCGGTTCCCCCGTACATAGCGCTGTTTCCAGAACCCGTCGGCATCGTCGTAATACCTGACCGTCCGGGCCTCGGCGCCGTCAAAGGCCCCGGGGTTTGAGATCAGGGAGACCAGGGGAAACTTGCGGGCCATGATGGCCCGGGACTCTTCCTCCGCAGAGCGCACGACGGTAGCCTCCGGAGACCGGGCGGCCACCACGGCGGCCAGCAGGTTCTTGGCTTCGGTAATCATGCCTCACCTCCTGCGGCCATGCCGAGTTTTTCCAGTATTGCCGGGTCGTTCAGGATTCTCCGGTCAAAGTCCGTCGGCACCCCCATGTACGGCCGGGCGGGAATAAGGACTTTCTGTCCTCTTCCGGCCTTGCCGCCTTTCTGGTGGATGCGGGCATAGACCATGTTTGAACCGTAAATCACCGAACCATCCCCGAAGGCCTCCCAGGAGAGCGACCGCTTGAGCTGCCCTCCTGCGTTCAATATGGGCCGGACAGAGCCGTTCTTCCGGGGCCGCTTCAGCGGCTTCCAGGGCTGCCCTGTCACCGGGTCTTTTTCTTTCTCGAAGGCCTCTTTGCTGATATAATCCAGCTCGGCCCCCGCAAAATCGGCTATCGCCTTCAGGTCAGGCATGGCGGCTTTGCTCAAAGCCTGCAAAATGGCCTCAAACTCCCGCTCGTTCCAGGTGACCTCTACTCCCGCGCCTGCCATCAATAAGCCTCCAGATCAAGGCGAGCTCTGGAGGATACCTGAACATTCCCGGAGGGAGGCAGAGAGGTTTCCCCCTCTTCCGCATAGCCGGGAATGCGGTACTTACCTTCGGCCACCTTCTCCAGATAACGCCGGGCGCTTTTGGCCTGCTCGACAATGCCTTTAGAACCGTCGTCATTGGCCATCAGGCCGTATCCGTTAATCAGGTTCAGTCCGGCAAGGTCGATGGCGTACTTGCGAATATTCGCAGGAGGCGGGTCCAGGGGCACCGGATACCCGCCGGAAAGCAGGTACCCGTCAATTTCGGCCCCGGCGTTGGCTATGGCCCTGTCCGCGGTATCAGGGTCAAGACGGCTCCAGCCGTTTATGTTGTCTTCGCCAAAGGCGTTGTACAAATCTTCCACCGTGCAATAGGCCACGCTTTTACCTCCTTATTGGCGAGTGCTCTTAGAGCACGTCCTTGATGGTATAGATCAGGTCGGGAGCTACCACCAGCTCGGTCACGTCGTGGGCCACCTGCACGTACTCGCCGCCCAGGATTCCGCCGTCTTCCTCTTCCCATGTGCGCACTACATAACCGGTGTTGTCTGCCTGAGGGTAGTTGACCATCAGGGTCTTTCCGGCGCAGGGCTCGTCCCACACATCGCTGGTGTAGGCCATGACCACGTTGGCACCCCAGATTCCCGAAAGACTCACGGACTTGGAAGCGTTACGCTTGCCGAAGTCGGCCTTGCCCTTGGCAATGATGACCCGGTCTATGCGGAAAAGCTTGGCGAGGTTCGCCTCGTCCACCTTCTTGATCAGGTTGGCTTCGCCCAGCTTGTCGATAAGCCGGGGATGGAACTCGATGGCGTCATAGACCGCCTCGGGAATCACCATCAGGTTGGGCCGGTAGAACAAGTTGGCGATGGCGTCGATGATGGCGCCATAGGGGTCGCCTCCCGCCGAATCACTGGCGGCGGCCCACTTGTTGGTTTTGGCGGTGCCGGTTCCGCTCAAGGTGGCGGAGCGTCCGGACAGGGCGAAGATGGTTTCGGCGATGCGCTTCTCCTGGGCAAGCTCCAGCTTGCTGGAAAGAAGCTCGGTTTTCCGCTTTTCCCACAGCTTGAAAGGGCCGTCCATAAAGGACAGGTCTGCTTCGTCGATGAAGCTTTTCAGGCCGTAGCGGCTGGTGGCGTAGTTGGCCATTTCGCCGGAAGCGGCAAACTCGTTGGCCCGGCTTCGCTCTCCGGCCATGGTAACGTCGGGAACCTTGAAGGCGGTTTCCGCACTGAATATGGCGTACTTGCCCGAGGGCTTACCTACAGGAACCCGGGGGAAAATCAGGGGGGCAACAAGCCCCTCCCGAACCTTGGTTGAATGGTCGCTTGCGAGATTACTCAGAAGCGGGCTGACGTATCCTAATTCTCTAGGCATGTTCTAAATCCTCCTTATGCCGGTACGGTAACGCTGCCGCGTTCCACGATCATGTCCACGTATTCCCCGGCAGAACCAGACTGCAGGAAGGTACCCGCCACGGCATGCTGGCCGGCGGCGGTGGTGGTGTTGATAAAAGTCCCGGTGGTGTTTGTCTTCAGGGAAGCCTTGCTTCCTGCGGTGACGCTTCCGCCCGCCTGTACCTTGGCGATTCCCGACAGGACAATACCCACCTGGTCGCCCGCTTCCTTGGCCAGATTGGCCTCAAAGGGATAGACCCCGATAAAGCTGCCGCTTCCCCCGGATCCCGGGGCTTTTACCTGATTTTCCGCCGTGCCCTGAACAACTCCGCATCCGGGGTTGATGGCGCTCTCGGCGTTATAGGCTCTTCGTTCGCTCATAACTCTTCTCCTTCTTCAAAAAGTTCAGGGCTTTGGGCATAGAGCCCCTCGGCCGCCTCGGCAAAACTTGCCAGTTTCTTTTCGGCCTGGAAGGCCTTGATTTTCGCAGTCAGGGCGGGGGTCCCGGCCTGGGCGGCGGGAGCCTTTTTCTTGTCCGCCGCATGGGTACCGGTCAGATCGACCTTGGTTTCCATCTGGTCGAACAGGGCCCGCATCTGGCTGCGCTCTTCCTCGGGAAGCCGGGCATCCAGTTCCACCGCCTTGTCGAACAGGGCGGGAGACAGTTTCCCTTCGTCCTTAAGCTTTCCATAGAAGCCCTGCGCCTCGGTTTTCTTCGTGGCGCCCTTGAGCTCGTCGTTTTCCTTGCGGAAGGCGGCAAGCTGTTCGTTGGTCTTTGCAAGCTCGGCTTGCAGTTTTTCAACTTCACCCATCTTCTCTTCCTCCTGTAGCTGGGTTTGATCCTGCCGTCCTTCCGACGACAATGTTCCAAATTCCTCCGCGCTCACCCTGCGGGTAAATGCGGCTATGTGCTCTTTTTCGTCCACCGTGTTCATGGTGCCTCCGGACAGAAGCCCGAAAAGGCTCGGCAGCTTGGTGGTGGATATGGCCGGGGTATCCCGCCCCAGAAGGGCAACCGCCCGTAAATAGGGAGGCTGGCCGAAGTCGATCTTGTCGAACTCGAATATCTCCGAAGAGACGTAGCGCAGCTTGTTCTCGGCCATGGCCTTCTTGGCCTCGGCGGAAAACTCCGGGATGTCGGCATACACCTTTCCCGCTCCGTCCATGCGCAAGGCCTTTACCCAGCCGTGGGCAAACTGGCTCTCGTCGGTATCGGAATAAAACCGGTGGCCGATGACCACCGCCGCCTCGATGCCCCGCTCGGGATCGTAGGCGTCCACCATTTTCTGTACCCGCTCCTTGGGCCAATCGCCCTGGGGATACTTGCCGCTCTTAAAAATCATGATTTCAGGCATATTCCACTCCTTTTCTGTCCGACAACGGGAAAACGCTATCTTTAAGGCCTTGGAAACACCCTTTAAATTGCTTTAATTCCCGTTTAAATTTGATTGATAGGGGCAAGGTGGTACTTGGACACCTTTTCCCGCTTTCCCGCCCCTCTACGGCCTTCCTCGTGCGTATAGTGTTTTTCATATATTACCCCCATACACCACCGCAAAGGGTTTCACGTTCCGGCGGTACTCAGCTTCATCCATCCGGCGGTTAAATCCGTTGCCGTCGGGAAAACGGGCAGGCCAGGGATCGTTGAAGATGATTTCCCGCTTCTCATCGTCCCACGCTATGGCGGCAATGTAGTGGCCTGGCTGTTTCAGGCAGAGCTGCACCGCCTTACCCTGGCGCAGAAACAGGGCGACCTTGTCCATGGCACTTACCCAGATAAAGGTAGCCGCCACACCAAAGACCGCCGAAACCGCCACGGGGTAGAACTGGGGAATCTCGTTGCCGTACCAGTCCGCCGGGTGGGTTTCGGGCCGGGCCTTCTCCAGTTCCTCGTAGTTGCGGGGGTCGTTGAAAAAGTCCATGAGCACTTCTTCTGCCTGGGGTCTGTAGGCTCCGGGGCAGGTGATATCCACCTGGTGACCCATGGCGGCTATACAGCCCACGGCGGCGGTGGGGCCGCAGGAAACAAGCCACCCTCCGTCGGAGCGCTTGCGCAAGATTTCCTCGGTTGGGTTGTTGTGCTGGACGTAATACCGGTTACGGTCGTTCCAGAACTTTGCGCCAGTGATCATTCCCGGCCTCCTTGATTTCCTTCCGAAGAAGGGGTATATTTACCTATGTGGTGACCGCCAAGGACCCTAATAGAAGCCGGGCCTTGCCGGAGCAATCCGGTCTGGAATGCAGAGGGTTTGAGTCCCTCCGGGCGGTTACCATACTTTTTCATACGGCAACCCTTCGTGATGATTATCAATCCATCCCATCGTTCGTATCTGCAAGGCTGTGTTCTGATTCTTCTGTCGGAGAACCACGGTCAAGGCCTTGCCGTCACCAGTGTCTTTCACAAAGTGAAACTCCCTCCCCAGCCGGGGATAGTGGGGCTCGCTGTTTTCATAGATTTTTTCAGGGCTTTGAAGGGTCTGATAAAGCTCTTCAAACTGCTCTTTCAAAATCTTCTGAGCGGCTTCCTTGTCTGCCGTCCCATGATATAAATCGCTATCGGTAGCCATAATTTTCGAGTCCTCAATCCCGGCCTTTCTCATGGCCTGGTATCGCTCGGACTCAAGGTTCCCCACTTGATAGTTAATTTGCTGGGGCACATAATCCTTTTCATTCATCCGGTCCAGCAGGGTGGCAAACTCACCCTGGGTAAGCCGGGTGTTGTCCATGTCGGCGCGGTAGCGGTCTACCACATGCCGCAGGGCGCTTCTGCCGTCGCTCATTCTGGCATTTGCCAGATTGGTGTAGCGGCTGAAGTTCGGAGCCAGGGCTTCCCGTCCCGGGTTGTAGCGCCATTCCTCGAGGGTGAACTTGTCCCAGTTCACTGGTGAGCCGTTTGACTCGATCATGGCCGGGGGGTTGCCCGAGGGGCCGGAGGAGACAACTTCCACGCCTTCCCGTTCTGCCCCCGATTCGCTTAAGGTAACAACCGAACATTCACAGCCCCAGCCGTTGGGCGGGCGGTGGGTGTTCCAGAAGGGGTCGTCGTAGCGCAGAGCCTTGTCGTGCATGGCCACATGATCCTGTCTGCGGTTCTTTCCCACCAGCTTAGACTTGTACACCCAGATGGGCCGAAGCTCGGCGCCTCGAAGTTGCTGACGGTACCGGCCCGCCTCATAGGCGGTGCGCATGTTCACGTGGTAGATCAGCTTCGTTCTCCAGTTGATGTACCCTTCATCATCCGGGCCCTTGTCGGCCCTGCCGTACCAGCCCTTCTTTTCCATCAAGCCCCTAAGGCCCTTCTGGAAGGTTTCGTAGCTCTCGCCCCCGTCCATGGCCTTGTTCATAAGGCCGAAGATGTCATCCAGCACGGCGGCATCCCGGGAATGGGCGACGGTAAAAGCGTGGGCGTGTTCGCCCCACTTCAAGTCGTCCCAGTCTTCGGTTTCCACCACGGCCTTGCGCGAGAGATAGCGCCGGGCCTCTGCCGGATCGGGGATACGGTCAGCCACGGGCAGCTCCTATCTGGCTTCCCGCGTAGCGCAGGTTGTCAATAATCTGCGAAAGTTCCGCAGCAGAAAGGCCGCTATACGCAGACGCAAGTATCTCAAACGCATCCTCAAAAGTCGCAGCCTTAGCCGCAGCGTCGAGGAGCCGGTCAATGGTCGCATCGGTTTCCTCCTGCCCCTTTTTTAAAAGGGCGGTTTCAAAATCTCCGGTCAGCCGGTCGTCCTTCTCCCGGGCCCGGTCTTCCTTGTCCGCAAACAGCCGGGGCAGAAGGCCGAAAAGTCCGCCGGGCTTTTTCTTTTCCTGGCTGCCGGAGGCAACCGGAAGCGGTGGGGCGGTGCCGTCCTGGCATCCGCATCCGCAGTCTTCCAGGTGCTCGGATTCCGGGATAAGGGCCGAAGGGGCGCGGCTGAAGGCGGCCTGCGGCTCTCCCGGATTAACCAGGTCAAAATCATCCTCGGGGATTCCGTATTCCCGGGCGATGTAGCTTTTCTTGGGGCGGAAGCCCAGGGCAAAAAGCTTGGTGTCCCGCTCGGCCCGGTCGTCCTGCAGGTCTTCATCCTCGGCAAAGACGAACGCCGGAGGTTCTACCCCGGGGCCGTAGTTGTAGAGGGTGAACACCGCCGCCAGGCGGTTAAAGGCGGAAGCCACCCGGCGCCGGTCGGCGGCGGCCAGATCATCCCGCACCTGGTTGTGGGTCTGGGCGGCCGCATAGCTGCCGGTTTTGCCTATCTCGGTAGTCAGGGTCTGGCCCAACACGGCCTTGGAAATTTCGGAGTTGGCCATGGTGATGTACTCGGCGTACACCGAAGAGCTGGCGGCTTTGCCTTCAGCCCCCTCGATGGTAATCTCCGATCCTTCCGGGGCAATGGCCACCGCGTCGGCCACCATGGATTCCAGGGCGTGAAGCAGCTCCGCCTTGTATTCGTTACCGGCGTTGTTGGGATACTTCCCGTACAGGAAGGCCCCGCCGTATTTTTCCACAAACACGGTCCACCAGCGAAAGCCGTTCTTCTTGAAGGTCACCGGCCAGAAGCACTTGGAAAACACCTTGTCCCCGTAGGGGTTGGCGTAGCTGGGGCGGTGACGCACCAGAAGAAAGCGGTTCTCGGGAACCTCTTCGGGGGCGGTAAAGCCGGTACGGAACACCAGCCGGTTGTCCTGGTCAAACTCAAACCACTGGGGAGGCTTTCCCACAATGTTGCCGATTCCCCATTTCTCCCCGTCAGGGCTCCACAGCACTTCCAGGGGCGAATAACCGTAAGCCACGGCATCCATCATCTCTTCGATAATCCGGGGCACGTCCAGGGCTTCCAGCTGCCGGGCGAACTCGTCGGCCGCCTCCTGCTGCTTTGTTCCTTCGGCCCCGGCTTCCATATACCACTCGGCTCCGGAGACGGCGGCACAGCGGACGCTCCACACGCTTTCCAGATGGCTGTCGGTCAGAAGCTCCTGCAGGGCGCTGATGCCTCGGCCCATCTTTCGCAGTACCGGGTCGGGATCGGGCAGCGTCCGCATAAGGCGGACAAACTCGTTGGCCCGGGCCCGGGTGGCAAAATGGTCACCGGCGGCAAGGTTAACCTCCGGCCGGTCGGCCAGGCTTCCTTCCTGTTTTTCTTTAGCCGGGGCGGTGGGGCCCCAGTTGCTGTAGTTCCGATTCTTCCGTGCCATTATTCATACCCCCGCAGTACCGCCGCCGCCCGCCGGGGGCTTGCGGTGGTAGGCATTCCTGCCCGGCGCTTTCTGGCTGCCTCAAGCAGCTTGCGCACCACCCCTTCCAGGGCGTCGGGGCCGTCCTTGTATTCCCCGTCGGGAAACTGGAGAAGCTGGTCAATCAGCTCCTTCTGGTCCGGGTCTTCCCGGTAAAACCTGATTACCCCGTTTTCGATGGGAGCCGACAGGGTTCCCTCGATGCGGGTGTCTTTATGTATGGTGTTGGTGGCTGCCCGGTAGGGAATGTGGTACCCCTCGGTCTCGGCCTTACGGTCAAGTACTTCACCAAGAAGAGCCTGGCCGCCGTTGTCCTCGTAAAACATCCAGGTGGGGTTACAGCTGGTGTACACCTGGTACATGCCGTCTACCATCCGGGAAACCGACTCCTTGCGGATGCGGGCCTTGAGGATATAGATAATCCCTTCCTCGGTGATTCCGGCGCAGACGGTGGCCTTGTAGCAGTGCTTTTCCTCGTGCTTGACGGAGGGGTCTGTCCAGCTGAACACGTAGGGAAAACGCAAGGATATAAGCTCCTCGGGGTGGTAACCCTTTATGGAGTCTTCCCGGAATATCTTTTCATCCAGAGCCATAGGAACCAGCAGGTACTCCTGGTTGTAGGCGGTGGTGCCTATGGTTCGTTTCAGCCGGGCAAGCCGGGTGGGCGGGAACTGCTCTTTCCAGGCAGGCCTGCCCCGTTTTTCCGCCGGGTACTTGTAGGTCTTTACCGGCTGTACATCGTCCGAGCCCTTTTCCAGGGTACTTGCCACACACTGGGTGTTTAAGGGGGTGGCCACGATTACCGCCGAATAGCTGGAAGCCAGGGCGGGAATCAAGTCCTGCATGACCCACTCCACGGTGGATCGGACAAACTTCCGGCTCTTGGCCCTCTGGCGGCTCTGGATATCATCCAGGCGCACGTAGTCCGGGCGGGCCGGGCCGTGAACGAACCCCCGGGGGTCTTGCCCGATGGAGATAGCCCGCACCAGGACGCTTTTGCCTCCCGAGCCGGGAACCTCGGCCACAAAACGGTTAAGAGCGGGTTTCTGGGCGCCGGGGATAAACTCCCCGAAGTCGTTTATAAGCCGGGGGTTGTACATCAGTTCAAGTAAAAGCCTGCCGGTGAAGGCGGCGGATTTCTCTTCGTTGTAGCTGGAGAAGATCATAAAGCTTCTCGTGCCGTAGGCTATGGCATGCACCGGATCCAGCAGGGTAAAGAAGGTACTCTTTCCCGAACCCCGGAAGGCCTGCAAAAGCACCGGCTCGTTTTCGGTTTCGCGGATCTTGTTCCATTCCTTGTGAAACTTGGAAAACTCATGAGGCACGTAGGCGGGGAAATAGGTGCGGGCAAACTCCAGAAGGTCGTTTTTACACTTCTTTTTCCGCTCTTCCCTGGCTTTGGCCGAGTTATCCAGAAACGAGGGGCGGGAGAGGATTTCTTCCTTAAGCTCATTCCAGGCAGTTTCAAGCTGCTTTAATGTCTTTATTTCCCGCATTAAAACATTCCTTTACGGGTGGAGTAATTTACAAGCTCGTTGTAAATCGCATCCCAATAGGGTTCCATCTTGGCCTTCAGTTCCGGTTGGTTCTCCGCCAAATAGCTGTTGGCCACCTTGATAAGGTCGATGGCCACCCCCAGATACTGGCTGCGCACATCGATCTTCTGCATGACGCTGATATGTTTGGAAATGGCGTCGGCAATCTTGGGGTCGGAGAGCAGCTCCGGATTAGACTTGATCTGCACCAGCCAGGCTTTCACGCTCTCGGCGTACATACCCACCATTTCCCGGGGGCTCATGTTGTAGATGCGCCGCTGCACATCCCAGTCCAGGGCCTCGCCCCGCTCGGCCGACTCAGACTTCCAGCGGTAGACGGTGCCCTCGTTCACCCCAAGCTCGACGGCGATTGCCGGGCAGGTCATGGAAGAACGCACATAGAGCCTCTCAGCCTCGTCCCGTTTATCCGGCAGGGCCATTATTTACCCCCCAGGAATCCGGCCACCAGGGTGGCGGCGATTCCCATTAAAAAGGTCAGGACGGCAATTCCGCCCATGGCCGATATGATCTTCTTGGAGAGGGCATCGATGCTCTTGTGCATCTCGGTAATCTGCCGCTCGGCGGCATCCAGGCGCATGGCGAGCATGGAGATTCTGCCTTCTATGGCCTGGGCGTAGTCTTCTTTCAGATACTGTCTGATGGAAGCAAGCCCTTCGGTTAAACTTTTTTCGTATGCGTCCATTCGCTCCCGCAGGTACTCGTACTGTTTGGCAATTACGGCGAACTCGGCGGTGTGCTCATGGTGAAAAGAGCAGACCGACGGGGCACTCTCCCGCTTGATTGGTGTTTCTTTCGGTTGTCCGGTCTGTGCCGTCCGTCTGGCTGCCAAATTACTTCTCCTCGTAAAAATCCAGCACCGCTTCTGCCTGAGCCATATAGCGGCGCATTTCTATAATGTTGCGCTCCAGGGCGCGGTAGTTCTCGTAAGATAGCCACAAGCCGCCGTCTTTCTCTTCAAAGACCACCGGTTCTTCTACCGGGGGCAGGGGCCGGGGCGGTGCAAGCTTGTCCAGCACCGCCTGAACGTCTGCCTCAGGAGGGCTTTTTACGCTCTGGCACGCCGAAAAGAGCGTTAGCCCGGCGGCCAAGACCAGCATCATCGGTAGATGCCAGGTTCTGTTTTTCATCTGCTGCCTCCTTTTCCGCTTCCAGGGTGCCGTCCAGAGCACGCTGAAGGTATTCTGCCTTTCTCTCCACCTGCCAGAAGGCTTCGTGGAGCCGCAGGTTTTCGTTCCACTGCTCTTTGATCTTTCTGGATTGTCTGCGCAGGATGAGAACCAAACCTGCGCAGGCGGCAAGCAGGACGGCGATAATTATCAGTACGGCGGTGGTCATGCTCCGGCCTCCGTAAGCTTTTCCTTGCCGCTGGCGGCGGCGGCCTTCTCGCCCTTGTGCATACCCACATAGACGGCGGACAGGGCTCCGGAGAAGGTAATCACCTCTTCCACCGGCAGGGCGGCGGTCTCGGGGGCGATGGCCCGGACAATGAGCACCTCGGCGATAAAGAAGAGCCAGACAATGGTTATCCAGAGCATCCGGTCACGGATGGCAGGTATATAGGGAAAGCCGAACTCTCCCGACGGGGCCTTGATGGCCTTTATGATGTTGGAGGATTTGCTGATGCCAACGTAGGCCAGGGAGATGTAGCCGGTAAGGTTTACAATGTCCGCCAGGGGGAGCTGCGGGCTTATAACAGCCTGCAGGGCCACGGCGGCGGCAAGAAATACCAGCCAGATAAGCAGAATCCACAAGGTTTTATGGGGCATAAAGCACCTCCTTAAAAATCAAAATAGAGGCGGGGGAAGCACGAAGGCGCGGTAAAGGAGCGACCCGAAACCCGCACCCCCGTGTGAGACGCCTCCCCCCGCCAAGGGGTTGTGACACAGTTGCGGGCTTTGCACCCGCCGCTGGCCTGTGAGTACTTTGAAGATAAAGCAGGTAAGTCTTTAATAGCAAAGAAGATATTTGAGAAATATTCCTGAGTCAGGAAATTGCATTGTAAATAAGAAAAGCCCCCGCCGGTTACGACAGGGGCTTGTAAAACAGGGTGCGGACAAATTGTCCGCTATTGCTCCCTACAGGCAGGAGGCTTTAGGTGAGTCTATGTGTTCCAGGGCGGCTTCCATGCGGGAGAGCTCTTCGTCCAGAAGTACGCTTATCCACGGCAGGGTCAGCTCCTGAAGCTTTCGCTCATCGGCGGAAGCGCCCAGAAGGTCGGCCACCGCCTTTATCTTGTACACGCTGGAAGACAGGCTGTCTACCGGCTCGGGGGCGTTAGGCATGGGAGGCCTCCGCTTCCAGGGGCAGGGCCAGCTGGATGGTTTTCTTAAAACCAACCGGGGACAGATACCCGGCGGCCTGTTCGTACAGTTCCCGGGAAAACTGTTTTGCCCAGTATTTGACGTTTGAGTCGCTCACATCCAAAAGCTTACCGATGTCCGGGGCGGTCAGGGGAGGCTGAACGGAAAGGAGATAGAACAGTTTGTTGATTTTTGCCGGGTGCCATTCGGGGCTTGCCGAAAAGCGGTTGTAGATGTACCCGATAACCGCGCAGGCTTCCACCTGCTCGATGCCCAGCTCCTGCATGCGGGTGTACAGCTGCCGGGCCTTCTTCTCCACGCCAATAAAGTAGCGGCGGATGCGCCGCCCGGCCTCGTTGTTTTCCAGCATGGCCAGCTCTTTGGCCATGTCCAGGGAGAGGGAATACTCGGTGGCCGGACGGCCGCCGGAGGGGTTTTCCCCCGATTTGGGGAAAACCTCGTAGTCATCGCCCTCGGTAAACTCGTACTGGTCAATGCGGTTTTTCAGCCAGGTAGTGAAATCCCGTCCGACTTCCAGAGCGCCGTGGAGTCCGCGGCCGTCCACCCATTCGGTTCCGTTCCGGTATTCTACGGCTACCGGTACGCCGTGTGCAGTTGTGTTCATTGAACACCTCCGTAAGTTTTTGTCTTCGGGGCATAAAAAACCCCGAGCGTTGACACGGCACTTACGTGGCCGCCGCGACCTCACGGTATCGCGACACTCGGGGGGCGGATACACCGCCATCTTGCTTCTGCTACATCGTTAGGGCATAAAAAATGCCGCTGGTGCTTTCGGGTGCGGTCGGCCCGCGTAAGTTTTGTGTCAACTACACCATAAACCACGGCGGGCGCTTTTGTCAAGCGGGATCTGTGTACACCACCCCGCAGCGTCTGCATACGTGGTGGGTCTTGCCCAGGTGCTCCCAGGTAGAGCAGGGCTTGTGCCCGAAGCGGCGGCATATCCACATCTTGATTCTGGTTATAAGGTCTTCGCCCATGGGGGCCTCCTTGTAAGGGTAGCCTCCGCTCCTTCCGATAATGGTAGCACGGGCAACCAGCCCGAAAGGAGCGAAGCGCTATGGAACAGTCTCTCAAAGAACTGGCGATGGAAATCGCCAAGATGGTAGTTTCGGTAAATCCGGAATACGTCAACCTGAAAAACGGTTTTGTCACCGGAACAACCATCATCGACCTGCGCCGGGATATCCTTGACGCCCTAAAGAAGGACGCCGAGGAACATCCCGACTACTACGATTAAGCGAGATTGATCGCTTCCCCCGGAATGTGCAGGGTAAACACGACCGTTCCTTCCGTATCTATGGACAGGTCGCTATACCAAGCCTTTAGGCCGCTATCCCGAATCAGTTTCAGGGCAGTATTCGCCCTGTCTGCGCCTTCGGTAATGCGTTCTTCCGGCTGGTACTTCCGGGGGTCTTCTTTGCTCATTCTGGCATTCATCCGATACCTCCTAAATATTACCGCCTGATTCCCCGGCGGCCCGGTAGGGAAATAGTTAAAGGGCTTGAATTGGCGGTTTATCCCAACGCCTCGTTTTACGTCGCCCCCCGACGTGCTGGTTTATCCGGTCTTTGCCAGCCTGTAGCACTGCGCCGGTGCTAAAATTGGAGCCGAGGGGATTTGAACCCCTGTCCCGAAGCGTTCCCCTGTAGGGTATTTCGCTCCGGTCGAACCCATCCGGCCCCGTTCGGTGCATCACTTTGCACCGGTTTGCATCACCCTAAGTTCTCCTTAATGTGATTTATCTCCTGTTCTTCCAAAGCTTTTTCATATGTTCTCGGAAAATGCGTTTCCCAGAACCTTGGCAGGTAGTCAAGCAGCTTCCCAATCTTGAGTTGTTTGCCGATTGCTCGCATCAACACAAGATGCGGCAGCAATACCACTGGATCACCCCTGTGCTCTACCCTGATGATGTCTCTATAGCAAATCCCAGCGGCCCGCATCGTTCTTTTTCTGAACCACCACACCGGCGGGCCGCCAAAGGCGTAGCATGCCGGGCCGCCATTGAAAGTCAAAGATCCATACTTATAAGCGGAAATCACCGTGGTAATTTCGGCATAAGCAGCCCCCTGGGAATATCCTGAGAATACTACCTGGGCGGGGTAATGTTTTTTTATCGTCCCGGCAGTCCAACCCCAAACCCGGCGCATGGAATGCACAAATCCCCTGTGACCCCATATCCGCTTTCCGGCAATCCGGAACGATGGGGACGGCGGGAAGAATTCGAGGTTTATTTTCCAGTCTGTTGCAGAAACAGAGCCCTGGAAAAAGATGTAGAGAGTATTGCTTTTTATATCAAACCTGTACTTAGCTTGTATGTCCCGCTCTTCGTCGATGGTCTCCCATAGACCTGAGCAGGTTTCCTTGTAAAAACCCAGTAAGCCGTTCACTTCGACTCGCTCCTTTTCTTCAAATGTTCCTCAAACATGGCCGTAAGGCTCAGCTGGGCCGGGCCGTCGGCATTCCTGTATTCTTCAAAGCGGCCTTCAAACTCGCCGAAGGTGCAGCAGGGGTTGTGCGCCTGGAAGGCGTGCCAGGCTTTTAAGACAAGCTCGCCGCCGTGTTCCTTGGCCATACGCACCGCAACTTCCTGCTCGTCCGCTTCCAGGTTCCAGTCAAAGGGAGCCTGCAGGCGCCGGAAATACTCTTCCTTCTTCACGAGTTTCCCTGGTAATGGATAATCGACCGGATATGGCTGATCGAGTATCCGTGCTTCACCGACAGATCCCGGTACCGGGCTCCTTTTTCGTACTCTGCCCGGATGGCCCGGTGCCGCTCGTCGGTCACCACGCTCTTGGGTATGTAAAGAGTCGATCCGGCAAAGACCTCGGCCACTTTCATGGCGGCATCTTCGCCGATAAGCTCTTTTAATAACTCGTAAGAATCGTTTTTACTCTCCATCAAACATCCTTGAATAACCATTGTTGCCGCTCCTCACGGAGGATGTGCAGGGCTTCGGCCAAGTCATCCTCAATCTTCCCGATCAGGTTCCCCTGGCTCTTTACCCGCAGGAGAAGATCGGCGGTGTCCCGGCGCATAAGCGCGCAGGATTCAGCTGCTTCACCCAGCCGGTCCGGTTCAAACAGACTCATCTGCGCCGCCCGCGGGGGGGGTGTCAGCCTTGCGCCGTTTCATGATTCAGCCTCCCGCCGGTTGCCGGGTCGTAGCCTTCGGCAATCATCATTTTTTCCAGGGCAAGAATCACCTTGCGCCCCAGGGCCGCATTCATAAATCGGGGATGATCCACATGGGTAATCCGGCGCAAGAAGGCCCTAAGGGCTGCTTCGTCCTTGTTGCGGGCGCAGGTTTTCCACATCACCTCTATTTTTGCCCGCTGGTCCTTGGTACAGCCCCAGTCTTCTTTCCACCGGGGGCGGCTGGTGGTCTTGCCTTCTTTCTTCCAGCTCTGAAAGCCTAAGCCTGCAAAGCTTTCCATAATGGCCCGGAACTGGTCTTCATATTCCAGCTCCCGGGCGCTGTCGATGCCCGCCGCTCCAGAGAGAAGAGCGCGGTAATTCTCGTCGCTAAGGCCCGTCTTGTTCTTGGCAACGTGAATCAGGGCCATCTTGCTTTTCTTGTTGGTGATCATGGCACGTTGTGTCCTTGGCACCTTTCCCCTCCCGTTTTGTGTTTTGCCTTACCCGGCTTCGTTTCCGAACCCGGTAAGCTCCTGTTTTTTAGCAAACCCCGGCCGCAGGGCCAGCAGGGTCACGTCGTAGACCTCCGGCAGATCGTAGATCACCATCTTCACCTCTTCGGCGAGGTCGAAGGGATCAGCCTCTCTGCCTTCGTCCCGGATTTCCACCCGGAGCACTACGTCAATCTTCATGCCTGCGCTCCTTCTGGTACGGATCGTCATGATCCATCATTCCAAGCAGATAAGGTCCGAAGGCGAGGATCGAGAAAAACAGCATCACAATTCCCATTACCAGACATTCAAAAATACTCACTTCGACCCTCCTTCTAATTACTGGCTGCTCATCAGGCCCGGGGCGCCACCGCCCGGGCGACGACCGGCCGCTTTCACGGCCCGCCGTTTCGCATTGCACGGCAAACAATCAGGCTATCTGCTCCTTGAGCAGTTCCTTGTTTACCTCCTCCCGGTTGGCCTCGCAGAAGAAGCCGTCCTTGACCTTTCGGACAGCGTCCACCTGGGCAAGCTGTTCATCGTCCAGGGTAGCCATAGCCTCTTTGTCCGGCTCTTCCTTAATCCGGATAAACTGGACCATGTTCAACTTTTTCAAGAGTTCCAGGGTGGTCTTTCGTACACTGATGGACGTGCTCTTGCGGTAGCCGAAGATGCCGAAGGTAAGTTCTACGGTCTTCTTGTCCTTAAAAAGATCCTCACGGTTGTACTCGGCATACGCTCCCAGCAGGGCCGAAAGATCGGTAATCCGCTTGCGGATCGGTTCGCCTTTCTTGGCCGCGTCTCCCTTGATCTCGCTGATCAGCTTGTGAGCCTCCGAGTCGATAGCTTCGATTTCCCGCTCCAGAAGTCCGATTTCCTTCAATACCAGGTTCGCGTCCTCCAGATTGTTGATCTTTGCTACCTTTGGTTTTAATCGCGCCATGTCAATCCTCCTTGCGCTTTTGATTTGCTTATTTCTACCCGGCGGGCCAGGGCGCGGCCTTTGAGCCACAACCCCAGCCTTATCAGGGTCAGCGACCCTGTCCGTTCTCCCAAGTCTTTCAGGGCTATGGCCCTGCGGTACATCCATCCTGTCATGTTTTTTCCTTCCATTTTCTTGCCATCATCCGATAATCTTCGTATGAGCACACTCGAAAGTTATTTGAAGGGATTCCAGCGGCTTTCCGAAGAAATCGTTCAATCATTTTCACAAAGCGATATACAAGAGCTTTGGGAACAGTTATCAAACACCAACCCACCAGCCCTGATTTCCAGCCTTCTCTCGGACCTGGAACGTATAAACCGGTACCTTTTAGCAACGCCGTCAAAGCGGTCTCGCGATGCCGATTTACGTAGCGCCGAAGTTCTTCTTCGCTATAAAGCGTACCTGGGTTTACAACTTGCAAACACTGTACTGGAGCGCACTGACACCATCCGTTTTCAGGTTGATCGCTCACATCGCGGGATCGCTGTTTCTGTGCTGGAGGTTGTTGCAGATCTTCTACACTTGTATTTCGTTCAACTCTGGCCATTTGAGTGGTATCGAGAAACCCCATTTCCTTACTGGAAGCAGTTTCCATAATTCTCCTCCTTATCTCATCAACAATTCACCGGCGGTAGATACCACATCCACGTCCGGGTTTTCCAGCCGGTTTATGCCCATGATCTGGTGCACCCGGCCCATAAGTTTTACCAGTGTGCGCACCGAACCTCCCGCCATGGCGGTAAAGGCGTTCACCGCTTCCTTGTCCAGGTTCTTCCAGACTCCGGAGAGGATCTTCACCGCGTCGGCCTTGTTCATGCGGCCAACTTTCAGAAGCACGCCCACCCGGCTGGCCAGCTGTTCATGGTCGTTGCGCAGGTTCCGCAGCTTGTATTCCAAACGGGGAAGCCCCGCCAGCACCACGCCGGTCTTGGCTTTGTCGTTGATGATCCGGCGCACCAGTTCCAGGGATGAATCGGAAAGGTAGTCGGCCTCGTCGATTATCAGCACCGCATCCCGCTCGCGCAGGGTGTCGATGATTCTGCCGATAACCACGGTCATACCGCCCTTAGGGTCTACACCGACGGCGCGGGCAATCTCGACAACCAGCACATTCTTGGTAAAGCTGGGGTCAACTTCCACCAGAAAGGCGCTATGGCTTTCGACCTCGTAGCGGCGCAGGGCGGTGGTCTTGCCGGTTCCCGCGTCGCCCACGATAACGGCGATGTCCGCATCGTCCTGGGCAATGGATACGGCCCTTCTGACCTGATCCAGCACGGTTGTTTCGGCGGTGGGAATCTCCACCTTTTCCAACCTGCGGGCTTCCCGCTTAAGCCATGCCTCGATCTTCTCTTCCAGAGTCCGCACATTGCCGTTGTAACTGCGGCTTTTGTATGCGGATATTACTCCGGAGGAATATCCCAAGGCCTGGGCTGCCTTACTCTGACTGATCTTTTTCCCCTCATCGGGGGTGCCGACCAGTTTAAAGAACCGGGTGTACAGCTCTTCGTTGTATCCGGTATCCTCTTTTTTGCTCATACTCGCTCCTTGTATGTTTGCCTATTCATATCCGCCCCAACGGAGCGGAAAAAAACCTTAATCATCAGTATCGAAAATTCCCTTTAATTTGCGCTTATGGGGTTTCTGCCTGGGCAGTTCAAGAATGAGGCCTGCCCGCTGGGGTTTGCCGTTATCGTCCGGCATAATCGGCCCGCCGTTTACCACCTGGATGATTTGCTCTTCCGGATACTCTGGAGACCTGTTCTCCTGGGACTCCTCGGCCAGAAGCTGAGCCGGACTCTTTACCTTGCCCTTAAGAAGAGATTCCTTGGCTTTGCCGTATTCCTTTATTCGCTCCCTGTGAGCCTTTTCAATCTTCCGCCGTTTTCTGACATTCTCTTCCGCCACGCCGGTGTCTTTAAGTACGTTGTTGTGGGCGTAGTACAGAAAGGTGCGCTCGGGCAGTTTCCAGATACTGACGGTTCCCACGTCGTCCAGGCTTCGGCGAACTTCCACCTCCTGCCCGATGTGTTCCAGCATTTCCTGTGTGTAGTAGTCGATACCGTCTATCACCACGCCTGAACGGGAAACGGTTCTGGGCTCCCGGCGGGTCATGATGTACAAGCGGAAGGTTTCGCTCATCACCCGGCGCTCAAAGAGGTTTTCTTCAAAGACCTGGAGCGGGGTTTTCCCGTCCATGCCGTCGCCGGAATGCTGCCACTGGGTGTTGAACCACTTCACGAACTTACCGAACTCTTCCCGCAGCTCTTCCAGTGTCAGCTTTACTTCTTTTTTGTTGCGCCCGTTGATGTTTCCCCAGTAAAGTTTCACCTCATCGGGCCGGTCGGCGGTGTTTGACCCTACATAGGTCTCCATCCGTTTGCTGAATAGTTCGATAACAGTGCCGAACCATCGCTCTATAGGTTTTGCCTGGCCTCTGTAAGCCTCGGCAAAGTGGATAGCCGTACCGCTTTCATAGGCAACGCCTGCCGCAAGATCCCAGAAGGCGCTGTCGTCTTTTATCTTCCGGCTTTTCCACGTGTCTCCGGCAAACCAGTAAGCTTTGAAGTCTTTTCCGTTATCAAGAATCAGGTTCTTGAAGGGGCCGTAATCCCGAAGGGTTGAATCCCATGCCCGGAGGATGGTCAGGGTTGATGGAATTACATCGATATGCCAGCCAGTTACGGTTCTGGAGCGCAGGTCTGCAAAGGCGGTGACCCAAGGGCGCATGATTTTTCCATCGTGCTTGATGACAAAGTCAAAATTGTGATGGTCGCCGTTACCCCAATCCATGGAATTAAAGAGGCTGTAATCCCTTTTTACATAGGGATCAAACTTGTCGTGATAGGCTTTTTCACCTTCACGGTAATACACTTTTACCGGACGGGGAATCTCGTTGGTAACATAGCGGTACACCATGTGATAGTTGATTTCCCTGTCTATAAGGTTAAGAAGGTCCCGCCAGACGGCTTTGCACTTCGGCTTGTTCTTGTCCAGATACAGAGCGCGGATAAGTTCTTTCTCTTCTTCGCTCATGGATGCCCCGTTTCCGCCCCGTTTTACCGGGTACTGGGGGGCCAGCCCGGCAAGGCCGTGCTGTTCATAGGTTTCAAGCCAGCGGTAAAAGCTCTGGTATGTGGTTACATTGCCGAATCCTCCCAGTTTCTCTTTCAGCTCCGGCACGGCCACCCCCGCCTGATAGGCGTTAATAAAATCCTCTACAGACAGCCCCGAACGTTCTCGGGCCATGATGACCTGTTGGCGAAGGGATGCTATATGCAGTCTGTGCTCGGGTATCTGATCCAGCGGCGCGGGCTTTTTTACTTTTGCGCCTCGCCCCGAATACATGGGCAGACACACTTTCTTATCCGGGCGTTCCGGCACAGCCAGCTGAGCCCGCAGCCCGTCCAAGGAGGTCTTCATGCTTACCGCATAGGCCAGCTGTACATCCTCGGGCAGATCGGCCAGGCGGTAGCGGTATTGCTTGCCGCCATTGGCTTCAAAGGCTCTTCGCTGCCAACTCTCTTTGTTTGCTCTTTTGTTTACCGCTCTTCTTGTTATATTGAGAGCCTCAGCAATTTCAGAAGCTGTGAGCCAATGTTTAATCATGTCTCACTCTCTTCGCCGGGGAAGCTATGGTATGATGGACCAAAGGAGGTCTTTTTCATGGGTATATTTTCCGGCTTGTCAAGTGATGTCCGCGCAGCTCTTATATCTTCCGTTATTACCTTTACCGGCGTCATTATCAACATCCTGCTACTTCTCCTCAAAGACCGGTTCAATAGAATTCATGCCGTATTCAATGAGCTGCGGAATCATAGAATTAAAGCGCACGAGAATATTCACCGAGTGGTTACCGAAGTTCTCACGGATATTGAAACGGGCCTTGTCGAGGATGGTAAGGGCACGGCAGAAGCGATCCTTTCGCTCGCCATGGATAAGGTTCTCCCAGAAGTCGCCGCTAACGGGCTCTGGGCCGACGAGCTTGTTATAGCTCGTGCTTACGTCCTTGCTGAAGCGGTCTCCAAGTTGATTAAAATCAAGCGAGGGCCGCTTACGCCAGACAATAAAAAAGAGATAGAGGCTAAATTTAGCAATATCTACCTGGCGCTTGCAGAAGCTTGCAGGAAAAAATCTGGCGTGTATTTTCTCAACAAGAAGATGAAAAAATTCACCAAGCAGACCAAAGAGATCGACAAGGAGGTCGAAAAGATACTCGCTGAACTTGAAGCCGCAAAAAATTATAAAAACAACCAGAGTAACGGCGGCAAAGAGGGCTGCTGAATAAAGGAGAACCGTCAACGCAATGGATACTGTCATCAGGGAGCCTCCGTTCTGAAGAGTTCTTCCCGGGTAGTTCCCAGGTACACGGCAATCTTGGTTTCTATTCTTGGTATGCGGCGGCCGGGGAGACCCCAGATGCAGCTGGATACATGCTGTATGCGCTCGTCGATTTCCCAGGACATTTCGGTTATGGTCTTGCGCTTCTTGTTCAAGAGGTAGACGACCCGGGCGTGGCGGTCCCAGTCCTTTAAGTCCCAGTTATCTTTTTCCGGCTTGATTTTTCGCTTCATCTGATCCATACTCAAAACGCCCCTTGCTTCATGTTTGCGAATAGGTGATTTTTCCCCTTCGCATAATGAGAGTTTACGGTAACAATATGTGATTGTCAACAACAATTTGCATTATTTTTATTGCAATTATCTCATATAGATGCTGATAATAAACAAGAGGATAACATTGAATATTGAAAACGAGGAGATTGCGGATCGTTTCCGAGAACTCCGGTCACAAAGCGGGGTAAGTCAGAAGGATTTTGCGAGTTCTATAGGACTCTCTCACACAGTAATCGCAGAAATTGAACGTGGCGGCAGGGAGCCTTCTAGAAAAGTTATGATTGCCTTGGCGGATAAATATAAGGTTAGCCTTGACTGGCTTCTCTTGGGGATTGGATCTATGTATCATGACCAGGTAAATGATAAGGGTTTGACAACAGACGCTGGCGAGGTCGAGGTTTTAAAAAAAGAGATTACTGATATGGAAGTTAAAATCAGAAAGCTTGAAGCTGAGAACAAGGAAGTTACTCAGGAGCTTCTTGATAGAATGAGACAATTAGTTGAGGTTCAGAGAAGGCAGCTCGGCAACGCATAAGGTTCCCACCTTTGTGCTGTTTTTTGGTCCCACCTATGGTTCCAGCCATTCTTACGTCTGTATTTAGTATTTCTTTTCTGTATATATATTTACACCGTAAGTTCCAACCTTTTTTCTTTCTGTATTTCTGGTTCCCACCTTTTTACTATCGGATCACCTCCCCTTCCTGCTGTAATCCATGTTTAAATCTTTATATAACAATGATTTGAAGCCGTTAAAAGCTTCTTAAAGCCCTGGTGCGCTTGTGGCGGTTTTCCCACCGTTTCCCCAGTTTTTCCGTTTTTTCCCGCCGTAAATTTTGCAAGCCACCGAGGCCACCGCCGGGCTTTAATTCTTTGCCTTGTATGGATTTGTCCGGCTTTATGGGCTTTGCTTGACATTCAAATACTTGATGCAACCCCACAGCAGTTTTAAGCAAACCCACTGCATTTTAAA